CAATATTCCTAAAATTGAAACATCTACTAATTGCAGAATTATTCAAACATCATCAAAAGATGGAGTTAATCGTAATATTACAATTAATATCACTGAAAAAGATTTGATTCGTCATCCTTCAAAAGATTTAGTATTTATGATATTAAGATCTCTTCCACCAAAGAAGAATCTTATGTCGTATATACGAAAAGAATCTTTCCAGGGAATTTTTGATGGTACATTATTATCACGTGTTTCTGATGGTTCTATTAAATACAGGAACTTAGAAAGTGTAAAATATATTCAACATCAATTTGATTTCCCTGAAATTAGTTTAAAAGCTAATTTAGGTGTTTGGGATGGTTTTATTAGTGAACCTACTGAACTTGGAGATTGTGGTTCTCTAGCCGTTGTAAAGACAGAAAGAGGATATGTAATTCTTGGATTACATGTTGCTTATGCTGGATACTATGGGAAAAGTATGAGTACTACTTTGGATTATGAATTTATTTCTAAAGAAATTGAAAATTTAAAACCTTATAGTATTCAATCTTCTCATTACCAATTTGTTAGTTCACCTGATGTTCAACGCGAAGTTGGAGATTTACATAAAAAATCAATCTTCCGTTATCTTAAAAATGGTACTGCTAATATTCATGGTTCATTTCAAGGATTTCGCGGTAAAGGCAAATCTAGTGTTTGTAATACTCCTATGTCTTATCATCTTTCTGATAAAGGGTATAAGATAAAATACACCAAACCAGATATGGTTTCCTGGGTTCCATGGCATATTGCCGGTAAAGAACTTGTTGATCCTATTCAAGATATTCGTTCAGATATTTTGGACAAATGTGTTAAATCATATATTCAAGATGTTTTTGGGAATTTAAAAAATATTAATAATGTTTCTGAAATGTTACATGTCTTGGATGATTTTACAGCAATTAATGGTGCTGCTGGTGTTTCTTACATTGATAAAATCAATCGAAATACTAGTGCGGGTAATCCTTGGAAAAAATGTAAAAAATTTTTTCTTAAAAGTGAGTTACCAAAACATGGTATGCAAGATCCTGTTTCTGTTAGTGAAGATGTTATGGAGCGTGTAAACGCAATGTATAATCTTTATTTAGAAGGAAACTGTGTACACCCCAATTTTTGTGCTCATTTAAAAGATGAGCCTGTTACCTTTAAGAAAGCTAAAATTGGGAAGACTAGAGTTTTCACTGGTGCTCCTTTTGATTGGACTATCTTAGTACGAAAGTACTTATTAAGTTTTACTAGATTGTTGCAAAATGAACGTTTAGCGTTCGAAGCTGCACCTGGTACTATTGCTCAATCATTGGAATGGCAAGAACTATATGAATATATTACTAAATTCGGTGATGAAAGAATTGTCGCTGGAGATTATAAAGCTTTCGATAAAAAGATGTCACCAAAAGAAATTTTGGCTGCTTTTGATGTAATTATTCATTTTTGTGAAATGTCTGGTAATTATACTCCCGAAGATATCATTGTTATACGTGGTATTGCAGAAGATACTGCATTTCCACTTATTGATTACAATGGTGATTTAATTCAATTTTTTGGATCAAACCCTTCGGGACATCCTCTTACTGTCATTATTAATAGTATTGTGAACTCATTGCGAATGCGATATGTTTATTTTACTATGAAACCTGATGCTGAACCTTTTAAGGAATGTGTCAATTTGATGACCTATGGGGATGATAATATTATGTCTGTTAAACGAGGTGTTGATTGGTTTAATCACACTTCTATTTCAAAACAATTTGAATCCTTAGGTATTATTTACACTATGGCTGATAAAGAAGCTGAAAGCATTCTATATATTCACATTTCTGACGCTTCTTTTTTAAAGAGATCTTGGAGATTTGATGATGATGTGGGATGTTATTTAGCTCCTTTAGATCATGATTCAATTGAAAAAATGTTAATGGTTTGGAATAAATCTAAAACCATTACAGATAAAGAACAAGGTATTGCAGTAGTCAATACCGCTCTTCGTGAATATTTTTACTATGGTAAAGATATTTTCAACGAAAAAAGAAAAATAATGATTGAATTAATTCAATCACTCAATTGGGAAAAATATGTTCAAAACAACACTTTCCCCACCTTTGATGAGCTTTCTAATGAATTTAAATATAATTCACGAAAACATCGTCTTTTTAAGGTAATTTATGGGAGTGAAATCCCTACAAAGAGTGTTTATGATTCTTTTGATTATACACAATATTCAATTGGGTCGTTTTCACTCATGGGCGTATGATACTACGTCCACTAAACCAATAAGATCCTGTATACATAGTTACTGTTTGTATCTTTTTAATCCTATATGTTCATTTGTTAACAAAAGCGTGGATGTATACTGTACTTACCTGAGCGTTCCTCAAAATCCTTATTTAGGGATGGTGCCGGTTAGTCACCAATAGAGCATTTAGGCGTATATACAAGATTGAGTAGTCTGTATGTACGTATAATTTACTTGGGAAAATTCAAAATAATAATAAAATTAAAAATAAGAAAATTAAAAGAAAAAACAGAAATGTTGAAAGCGCATTTCATTGCGATAATTCGCAGAAGAATATGGATCTTTATACACCTCCATCTTCCCCTATTCTTCCAGATTTTAATAACTTTTATGGAGAAGATAATACTGCCTTGTGCGAATGCCCTTCTTGCGATATGATATTTTCATTATCAGGTTTCATAAATGTATGTTCTGAACTTGCAGAATATGAAGTGGAAGAAAGTAAGTTTGAAGATAAAATTGATCCAAGATTGGCATGTTGTGTTCAATCAGAAGATGTTGCTTCGAGTGGCATTGATACTCAACCGCAATCTGCATCTAATACCACTCAAGAGCAAAATGTTGGCTTTACTGATCAAGATAATAATGTTATCTCATCTATGCCACATCCTATGAATTATTCAAGAGTCGATACTTCTCAAAATGTTGCATTGGGACAATACCTTAAACGTCCAGTACAGATTTATTCTAAATCTTGGACTATTGGTAGTACTCTCGATGCAGCTACTGATGAATTTCTTCCCTGGAGTCTTTTCTTCAGTAGAAATTCTATCGCTCGAAAATTGGATAATTACTATATGCTCAGATGTAATATGCACTTGAAAGTTGTAGTAAATGCTTCACCTTTTTACTATGGTTGCGCTATGTTATCATATCAACCATTATTGGAATTTAATCCAGCAGGTACTGTAGTTTCTGTTGCAAATAAACTCGAAAATGTGTCTTTATCTCAAAGACCACACATGTATATCTATCCTCAAGATAGTCAGGGCGGTGAAATGGTTCTACCTTTTCTTTATTATAAGAATTGGCTTGATGCCACCCGCGATAATGATTTGCGAAATATGGGTAGAATCACTCTATCTTCTTTTGGACCTTTGCTTAATGCGAATGGACTCACTACTGATTCCATAGACATTGTTGTTTATGCATGGGCTGAAGATATTGAAGTTGCTGGTCCAACAGTTGCTTTGGCCGTACAATCTTCAGATATGAAAAAGAAAGGTAAACTTAACACTAAAGATGAGTATTCTCATGATGGAGTTATTTCAAAACCAGCTTCAGCTATAGCTAGAGCAGCTGGATATCTCCAACAGGTTCCAGTTATTGGACCTTTTGCTACAGCTACTTCTATGGTAGCTACAGCTATTGGAAATGCTGCTTCTATTTTTGGATATACTGATGTCCCTGTCATTGATGATGTTCATCAATTTCGTACTCATCCATATCCAGCTTTAGCAAGCACTGATATTGGAACTCCAATTGAAAAACTTACTTTGGATGCTAAAAATGAACTTTCTATAGACCCAAAAATTGTTGGTGTCAATGTAGAAGATGAAATGAATATTTCATCTCTTGTTGGAAGAGAATCATTTCTCTTCGAATCTACATGGTCAGCATCTGATGCGGCTACTGCAGGTTTATTTTACAGTAAAGTGGGTCCTTCTCTCATTCGTCGTGAAGCTATCACTAACGGCTTTGTAACCTGGCCGACTCCTATGTGGTTAGTAGCCCAAAATTTTAGTCACTGGCGTGGTGATATTATATACAGATTTAAATTTATCTGTTCACAATATCATCGTGGTCGTGCAATTGTAAATTGGGATCCTCATGGAGATATAGGTACAGCTGGGGAATATGCTACCGAAACTTATTCCCGTATTATAGATATCACTGAAGAAACTGATGTGGAATTTTGTGTACCTTATACACAACTTACTGCATATTTGGACTGTTTTGATGGTTCTGCCGAGTCGGTGTTCCAATCCAGTACAAATACTTCTGGAATTAATAGATTGTGGAATGGTATTCTTACCATCCGTGTATTGACTCCACAAACGAGTCCTGTTTCTTCTGCTGATATCAAAATTCTTACCTTCGTGCGCGGTGCTCCAAATTTGGAGTTTGCTGCCCCACGAAAATTAAAGAATACTTATTCACCGTACGCTATTCAATCTGATGATATTAAGATTGATCAGGGTGTTAGTGAATATCAACTCGGTGTTCAGCCTTCGATGGCTGACCCTAATATCAATACCGTGTACATGGGCGAAACCGTTGTCTCTATTAGACAATTAATTCGCCGTAGTGCTATGTATTATCGTATGTTTGCTGCTGGCTCTTCAGCGGATGTTTTCGCATCTATTCGTTTTAAGATTGCGAGATCTCCATTGTATCCAGGGTTTGATCCTGCTGGCCTTAATCTAGCCACAGGTTTGACTAGTGCTGTTGACGAATCTTATAATTACGTCAATTGGCATCCAGTAACCTGGTTCTCTCAATGTTTTGTGGGTCATAGAGGTAGTTATCACTACACTTTTAACCCTCATCATAATGAACTTCTGAAATCTGTGACTATTGCTCGTACAACAGCGACCCACACTGCTAGCAATGCTGTAAAATTTACTAGTATTGCATCAACAGCTACGGGTTCTCTTCAACGAGAATTCTCAAATTTCGAAGCTTATGAGACAGGTATGGCTGGAATGAGTCTTACTAATCAAACTTCGCTTTCCGGAAATATGGTATCCTTACCTATGTATTCTAGATATAAATTCCAGGATAATAGTATAGGATTCCGTACAGAAGGAAATCCAATAGATGATACTGATACAGATTGTATGGAAGTGATTCTCTATCAAGATATTCCAACTGGACATGATTTTGATCGATTTTATATCGATCTTTATATGTCTGCTGGAACTGACTTTAATTTAGTCTTTTTCTTGAATGTTCCATCGCTTTATGAATACAATGCGTATCCTGTAGCACCATAAGTGTTTTTAAACACACAACTCCAAAATGAGGTGGTCGATGCCTCATCCCGGAACTTTACCGGGTTTTAGACCTTACACTATATGTAAATTGCTATCTTTTTAAAGATTGCTCCTGTGGATGTTTTTTGTATCCTTAGCATAGACCGTAAGGTCTGTGCTAGGGTGAAATTTTTGCTTCTAGGGAGTCGACAATTTTCATATAGTGTCTGGTATAGCCGAT